ATTCTGTTCATCTCGAGGAAATCAGCGCGCTCTAGTCCGGTGGGGATCTGATCTATCCGGTCTTGAGTCCAATCGGTCGGAAGTATAATCAAACCACCGTTATAATTCTCTGCCAATCCGCCGACCTTATTATCCGTTCCCACATTAGTCGCCCCGAAAGCCTCATCGATAATATCTTTATAGACAGGCTCACCACCCCTTTGCCGACGAAGTTGGGCGACAGCATGCACTGCACCTCTTAGCATACCAAGATTATCCGCGCTAAGCTCAAGTTTGGAAGTCATCTCATGGAAATCCGTTTGATCTAAGGCTTTTTGATTATCTGGGGTAACTGCCCCGAGATTTTCATCCTGGGCTAACATCATTGCTCCTTCTAAAATCTCGAGAGCAAAGGACTCCTTACCGGAATGTAGCATTATAGCGCCGGCCAGAACCCAGGATCGATGAGTGTCTCCCACTTGTTCAAACGCCCTCGAAGCATCGGAACCGAATGACTCGTTCCATGACACCAATAAGTTTAGTTTGTGAATATTCTCCACATCCGGATTACGGAAAAAGGTATCGAAGGTTGCTCCCTCCTCTTTGCTAAAGAAAACCGGATCAACCCCAGCATGGGTCGCCCAGGATTTGATGTCTCTCCTGCGGTTGCTGAGAAATCCCACGGGGTCGGTGCTCAGTAAAGTAGGACTAGCTAGAGGCAGGGACGGCTCCCCGTTCACCGCGCTAAACCTGTTAAGGAGCTTGACCTGATCGTTGGCAGCTAAATCATTTAAGTTCATCTGGAGTTTGTCGAGATTCTCAATTATAGCGTTCTCAACAGGATTAACCCCGTCATCCCGCATCCCCGCCTTCAACCCCGCTGCCAAATCTGCAAATTCTGTTGGAGATAGTCCTTTACGGAGTGTTGTGTCCAATATTTCATACTGCGCGAACATGTTGCTCGCATCTTGGATAACCTCCGGATCCCCAATAGCTTCCGCCTCGACTACCAGTCGGAGCATTGTTTCCCGAGCGGGCAATTCACCATTCCCAAGGGTTTTTATCTCATCCTTTATACTAGCTTTAGTCGCAGCCGCTAAGCGTTTCGCTCCAGCAGCATCCTCGCCGAGCCTCGCGTTCATATAGGATTCAACGAAAGTTATATCCGGCTGGAGTAACTCTCGAACCGGACCTTTCCGATTAGTCTTGTCTGCTTTGAAAGACTCGAGATATTGGGCTCCCTTGCCGGCACCATGTGCATCATCAAACTCTGTTAAAACCCTTCGCCGGTGAGCCATAGTGATGGCTTTCTCGATAACCTTCTGGCTTGCAAGGTCAGTAATCTTGTAAGCGCGAGCACTGGTTTGATAGTCCTCCAGCAATGTGCCGAGATCTTTATCAAAATTTGGATCATTAACACGTTGCCCCGCTAATACTTCCACCTCCGAATATAATTGGCTTACTAAAGTGACGTGTTTCCCTGCATACGAATCTAATGTTTTCTTGTTCCAATCCGCCGCATAATCCAGATTTGCCAGATTCGCGGTATTCATCAACGATGCGTTTACCTTCGACCCAGTGATAGGATCCATCTGCGCCACAACACTGGCGTACCCATCGACAAGAGCTCTTAACTGGGTTTGTAAGGCTTCGGGGTTGCCCTCCTCCATTTTCCACTGGAGTAACATCTCCCCCATCCGGTTTTTCGCTTCAACCTGGATCTCGGTAGCAGATAACTGGATGGCGGCAGAAAGGGCTGCGTTTTGTGGGGCAGTCCGGTATCTGACATCCCCGAGTGAAGCCATCGCAGCCTTTGGATCCATTGACGCTTGTTCGACTGCTTCCCTGCTTTTCGCTTCCTCTATCATAGGGAGAGCAAACTTCTGGGCTTGCGCGGCCCTCTGCGAGACTGTTTGTGCTAAAGCATATTCCGCTCGAGAGTCAGCACGATCAATATTAGGGGGTGTAAATACATTCCCTGCTCGAGCCGAGCTCCGGCGTTGATACCTGGGGTAGCGTTCAGCCATTAGATATGAGGCCCACTATACGGAGAGGGGGTTGATGCAGTTGACGAAAATGCTCCAGCGTTCCAGGCAGCAGCACCACCGGAAGCAAGCTGAGTTCCCGCCTGGATGTTTGCCGCCATCTCAGCAGTATCTCCTGCCGCCATATAAATCGCGGCCTGGAAGCCAGCCATCTCTCTCTGCATTTTAATATTCTCTCTGGTCATTAAATAGTTAGAAACTGCTGTATCATAATCCAGTAAACCCTCGGCAAGATTCACCGTCATTAAATTCCCCAGGGATCCGGAATAAGGATCCAGATTCCCAGATGCTCCTCTCGCGTTTAAAGTCGCCAAATTGATACGTGTGTTTTTAAGATTTGCGACTGCCTCCTCCTGGAATCCCAGAGCATCACTGCGATATTGGAGAGCCTGGGATTGAGACTGCAATCGAGTCATCATCGCTTGGCTTTCCATCTGCCTTTTCTGAGCCTGTCCTCCCGCATAAGTACCGACTGCACCAATAACCGCCGAAGCTAACGCCACCCATTCCATATTACTGACCTACTGATAGTTTATAATCGAGAGCTAATAAACTTAAATCCAGGGGGACGGTCTGTGACACAGTAACCGCTCCCGATTTATCGAACCCGAGCAAGGGGCCGACTGTTTTAACTCCGGTGAACGCAGATACCGGACTATCAAGAATACTTTCCCCAAATTGTCGGAACGCAACTAGCTGTCCGTTTATACTCATATCCTGGGATTGATAGACTTCAGCATTGACCTCGAGGATGCGTTTCTTGAATCCTTTTAAATTCCCAGATTGTAATCGTGGCTCGACCGGCATTGTCTTGACCGTGATTGTATATGGGATTCCTATCTCATAACTTGTGGCAGAAGCACGATCAAACGTCACACTGCCAGAACTCACAGTCTCATTCGACAACACCACCCCATCAACAATAACATTCAAACTCTCTCCCTCGAGGTGAGCGGCAGCGCCGGTTGCAGACGCCGACGCAGAATAAACCGCACTATCTGTATTTAGAGTTCCATCAAATGTCTCAACATAATAAACAACAACGCTATTTATTGTTCGTTTCACAACCGTGTAAACAGTATCGATATCAACCCCGACCGCTTCAAAAGTTCCATCGGTCGTTTGTCTGGATGGGGCCACCACTGACTGAGCGCGTAATAACGCATAAACAGCCATCGAACCATCACCGGCATTAACAATATATAAACGATCCGCCTCCTCCGTGCTTGTTGCACGACGGATTGCCATATCAATCGGTGTCGATAACATATGAGAACTCAGCAATGAGATAGTCGAGGTTGTGTAACTTAATTCTGCATCGGTGAAAAAGAGTTCATTAAGTGATTTCCCCTTACGTTGCACAAAAATAGTCCCAGAATCCAAACCAGCGACAGGAACACCCTCTTTAATCCCGTGACGTGTTGCTACCTTCACAACCAAATTTGCCGGAGTTAATGGCTCGCCAGAAGCCTGGGGCAAATAAAATTCACCAGATGATGTAAATAATTGTAAATCCCGCCCACTGAACATATCGACAATCGCGTTTAAAGAATCCGTCACAATCGTCGCGTTCATGGATTGGTCATCCAATCCCTCACCTAGATCAAAATCAAAAAACTGATTTACAGTAGAGGCCCAGAATGTTGTGGGCTGGCTTCTGGACCCTCCAAACCATAACCGACCCTCGTGGAAAGTGACGCTAACCGGATACCCCCTCGTGGCACTCCAAGAGTCCTCATAGCCGGTTTCTAATTCCCAATCACTTGCTGCTATTGCAGTTGTATCGAAAAACCCAACCTCGGTAACACCATACGCGACTGTATTACTTTCGACCCTGACAATGCGAGCTCGGCCGAAAACACTGGTATGATTTACATATTGCCCAATATGAGCAGACGTCCACACCCCTCCTCCGGTTGTTAATTTAATATTACCAACCACAGAATCCACCGTTAAAGTTGTCGCCGGATTTTGGGTCGCAAGCGTAAAAGCATGTTGAGGAACATTACTAAAAACAATCGCCGAAACAGTCCAATCAGTGTGAGAAGCACCACGCACAATTTTAAGGGGAGTAAGATCCTCATGTGTAAAAATAATCGTATCGGCAGACTGTGCGTAGCGTAGCTTCTCAAGCATCGCGCTTGTTATCGCAGTCACCGCCAGGTAATTGTTCCCACTTCCATTTATATTAGTGACAAGAGCACTATTCCGGAAAATATAAATGCGCTGGTGGGTGAGCGCGAACATATAGGAATCTGAAGTATTAAACTCGAATGGAATTAAACGAACCCCGTTTTGAGGGGCCGCTGCTGACGGCAGTTGTGTGATAAATTTTAGCCCGTCACGTCGTTTAACACCGCCTTGGGGCAGAACAAAAACATTCGTCGCAGTCTCGAGCGCGTTATAATACTGAGCTAGATCTATCCTTGACCGGAGTAATGGGTCTAATTCGCCGGTTGAGAAATTGGTTTGCACACGAACGACACGACTCACGATGCCCTCACTGCGAGTAACGGCCAATCCTCAATAACCTGAGTCGGCTGCCCCACACCGTCAATCGACATGGCTTGACGCATCATTCCACCCCTCATGTTCTCACTCGGAGATCCAACCGCTAGAGTCTGGAAATATTGTCCTTTTGTAAGTTGGTCTGTGACCGGCTCGGCGATATGCCATGCGAGCCAGAGTTTCATTAAGTGGACAAAATATGTAGGCCAGACATCCTCGGCCGGCAGGAACTGATAATCGACATATATGGTTGCATAATTAGTAACAACATTTCGTTCGTAAATCTCCCACCCACGATTAACAGGGCGAGCTCCGGCTGCGTTGCTAGTAAATAATGCGCGCACTCCGGATCCAATTAAGTCGGACGGGAGAGGATATTGATAGTCCCATTCGTTTACCGGAGTATCGACCGAGCGAGCGAGTTGGGTTTTCTTATAAGTGAATGACCAGTGATAGGAATTGAGCACCATATCCCGCATGTCGTCATACAAACGATCACAGATCTGGGCCGCGTCTGTTCCTTCAGTGAATGAAGATAGTGGCGAGGCACCCAGCAAGATTAAAGCATCAGAACAAATTGATAACTTCGTATCACCAGTTGCCATTCGTCACCTTCAAAAGAAAGGGAAGGGAGCCGAAACCCCCAACCCGTCAACCTTTAGTCGGAATCGGTTACGGCTACTACTACCGCATCTGCGACGTCGACTACACCGCTTGCGTTGGAAACAACAACATGCCATGAGGCAGTCGCGGTTCCTCCGCTCGAGGCCCATGAGTAAATAATATCTCCAACGGAAACATCACCGCTCACGTCATTAAAATAGGCGGCCACGCGCACTACAGTTTGAGCATCCGTGGTTTTGTACCCCCACATCGCGGGAGCATTGCCTTTTTTAGATTGACCCCCAAGGGGCGTCCATCCTGTTCTT